AAAAGTTCTATAACTTATAAAGATCAACAATCTCCAGTAGAAAATTTGGTTCACACTAGTGGATTAAAGAATTTTGCAGATACTGAGTTGTTAAAATCTTCTGGAATTGGTTCAGTTTCAGTCAATAATTCTTCTGATGTACTTTATAGTATATCTGATGAAAAGCGCGTAGATTCTATTAATAGCTTCGATCATGTTTATGATATTGATGTTTTAAACTCTAGGTCAAAATATTTAAAATTCCAAAATAAAAGATTAACAGATTATACGGAACTTAAAACTCTTAACGCTCTTAGAATTGATGATATTAGTGATAAATTCTCCAATTTTGAATCACAAAATACATTATTTTTAAACATTGAAGAAGTTGATGATAAAACATTTTATAATTATTTAATTCGCGTTACCAATTTAGATAATACTCAAATTCAATTCACAGACATTACAATTTTAAGTAATGGTATAGATTCATATATCATTGAAAATGAATCTATAACCAACAATGGATTTGGTGAATTGCACGAAAATGGAGAGCAATATGGATCGTTTGAATTATATACAAATGCATTTGAAGAAAATTTTCTTAGATTTGTTCCAGTAGATCCATATGATACTGAATATGATTTAAAAATTATTCGCCAAGTTTTTGAACAAACTAGTTCTGGTGTTGGAACGACATCATTGGGATTTGTCAATTTGACAGGAAAGGAAAATATAGAATCAACCGGAATTGGCACTACTTCTATAATTCAAGTCAATTCCAGCGATTTCAATTCACTTTATATAACTTCACAGGTAATTAATACTGAAACTGATGATATTGATTATGTAAAACTATATGTAATTCATGATGGTTCAAATACGTATATGTCAGAATATTATATTGATACTGATTTTGGCAAATTAACTGGATTTAATAATAATCAAATTGGATCATTCTATTCAGATCTTGATGGTGGAGTATTATCAGTTTATCATGAGAATGACACCAATGACAGTGTTAAAATAAGAAGTAATATTGTTGGATTTGGAAACACAACAGTCGGTGTTGGAACTTTTAGATATATTCTAGATGGTCAAATAGAAGGAACTGAAAGAAGTGCAATTTATGAATCAAATTATTATTCAACAGTTTCTGCAGCTTCTACAGTTATACAAACACTTGATGTTTCAATTTTCAATTCATCCAAATGTATAGTTGAAGTTAGTGCTGGATCTACAAAAGCACTGCATCAGGTTATGATGATTTGTGACCAGAATGATGTATATACCCAACAATTACCCTTCTTATCAGTATCTGGAATTGGAACATTTGATGACGCATCTGGGATTGGAACATTTGGTGGAGAGATATCGGGTAGTGATATTCTACTCAGTTTCTATCCAGATCCAGATCAAACGGGTGAAATTAATATTGAGGTGTTTAGTAAATCTTTATATACTGATTTAGATGCAATAAATGAACCAGAATCTTTAGATTACGGAATTATTAGTGAGTCTATTGATGAAAAATTTTACAATGCTATTAATGGTGATAGAATTAATAGAGTTAATTTTGGATTATTTGATAATAATACTCCAATATTCACTAAAGTATTCAATCCAAATTCTGTTTCTCTTGCTCAAACAACTGGAATTTTCACAATTAAAGATCATTTCTTCTCAAATAATGAAGAATTAATTTATACTCCCAGTTCTAGTTTTATTGGAATTGCCGCCAGTGCAATGAAATATACTGCGACTGACGAACTTCCATCTCAAGTATTTGCAATTAAATTGAGTGAAGATACTTTCCAAATATCAACTACTAGGTCTGGAACTGCCGTAACGTTTACATCACTTGGTAGTGGAAATCAACATCAGTTTACAATGAGTGAAAGAAATACTAAGACACTCATTACAATTGACGATTTGGTTCAATATCCAATAGCTCCAACAAAGATAACACATAATTTAACTGGTAATGTTGGTGGGGGAATTAGTGAGACGACTGAGATTATTTCTCTTTCTGGAATATCAACAATAAATCCAAAAGATATTTTAAGAATTGATGATGAATATATGGGTGTTATTAATGTTGGTCTTGGAACAACTAACATTGGACCAATTATCAACGAAGGAACAGAGAATTTGGTTCAGGTTGATAGAGGATTTGTTGGGTCATCTGCAACTTCACATACAGATTCAACTCTTGTGAGAGTTTATAAAGGTGCATATAATATTATTGATAATGAAATTTATTTTGCAGAAGCACCTAGAGGTAATCCACAAATTGATAAAACTGATTTAAATTTAGAATTTGAGACTTCAACATTTACCGGAAGAGTCTTTTTAAGAAGTGACTATACAGGCAATCAAATATATGATAATATTTCTGACGAATTTACCGGAATTGGGAGAACATTTACATTAAAGGTTGGTGGAGCAAATACAACTGGATTGGGAACTGATGGTGGAAGTGGATTGGTATTTATCAATAGCATTTATCAATCACCAAAGACAGATAATAATCCAAATATATTCAATTATGAAATCGAAGAAAATACTGTTGCTGGGGTGACGACACTAACATTCTCTGGAATTACAAAACCAAATATTGATCCTTTAGAGTATGTAACTTCCGACTATGATATTAATCTTAATGAGACACCTAGAGGTGGGATTATTATCTCATATGGATCTACACCAGGACTTGGATTTGCTCCTCTTGTAGGTGCTTCAGTGACTGCTGTAGTAAGTGGTGGGGTAATTACAAGTGTTGGTCTTGGAACTACAGATAATGTAGGTTCTGGGTATAATGGATTAGTCTCAATTGGAGTTAGTGTTTATGAAGAAGGTCATACTGGTTCTATAGCATCTATTGATGCCACAGTAGGTATTGGTGGAACACTTTCCTTTACTATTAATGATGGTGGGACGGGATATACAAATCCACAAATATTTGTTTCTGATCCATCTTATGAAAATCTTCCAGTAATTGGTGTTTCGAGACTTGGAATTGGTGCAACTACAGACACTGGTATTGGTCTTTTAGTTGATCTTGAGGTTGGAGCATCAACAGGTATTGGATCAACTTTATTTGAGGTTAAAAATTTCAAGTTCTCTAGGTCAGGATATTCATTCCAAAGAGGTGATGTATTTAAACCTGTTGGTTTAGTGACCGATGCATCATTAAGTTCACCATTGTCTGATTTTACCATTACTGTTGTAGATACATTCTCCGATTCATTTGCGGCATGGGAATTTGGAGAACTTGATTATATTGATTCTGTAGAAAACTTACAGGATGGTGAAAGAAGAATATTCCCATTGAGATATAATTCGGAATTATTGAGTTTTGAGCCAGAAAGTGGTTCAGCTGTCGAGAATAACTTAAATAATCTTCTTATAATTTTCATTAACGGCATATTACAAGATCCCGGAGTATCTTACAATTTCAGTGGAGGCACATCATTCTCATTTACAACTGCACCTAAACCGGAAGATAATATTGAAATTTATTTCTACAAGGGAGCATTGGGAGACACTGAGATATTTGATGATATTAACACAACTCTTGAAATTGGTGATACTGTACAAGTCTTAAAAAATAATGACTATACAACTACATTAACACAAGATGAGAGATTTGTTTATAACTTATCATTCTCAGATAAGTTTGAAACGAATCCTTATACTGGTGTTGGAATTAATGAAGATCCGGACAAGGTACAACCACTTACTTGGACAAAGAAAAAGAGAGGAAGTATTATTAATGGAGAATATGTATCTAAAATTAGAGATTCTATTGAAGCATTAGTACTCCCAACTGCTAGAGTGATAAAAGATTTTACTTCCACAGATACCGAAATATTCGTAGAAAATGCAGAACTTTTCCAATATGAAGATAATTTTGGATTTACTAATCCTTCCACTCCATTTAATGCACTACTTATTAATGGTATTTCTACCACAGTAACTGGATCGGTTGAAAAAGTTAACAACTTTACTAATGTTACTGGATTCTCTGGATTTATTACAGGAATTGCCACAGCACCAGGAATTGGAACAGATTTGGCACTCCAATTTAACATTATTAGAAAAAATGAAATCAATGGGAGTCTTCAGAATATAGAACCAGAACTGAAGGTGGGATATCCAATTTACATTTATGATACGAGAATTGGATCTGGTGTGACATCTATTGACGATTCTGACTCATCCGTTGTTGGAATAGGAACTGTATTTTTGGATAATATTTATTACATTTCCTCCATTTCTTCTGTGGGAGAAGCAGGAATCATTACTTGCAATGTAAAATCCGATTCTAATATTATTGGATTATCAACAACCGGGATATCTTCAAGTCCTGTTGGACAGTTCTCTTGGGGAAGATTATCAAATTCTTTATCATTGGAAAGATTAAACCCCATTTCAATCGGAGTATCTGGCAATATTGTTTCTGGATTATCTACTTATCCAACTATTCAAAGAAGAGGTGGAGTTAATTTGAGACAAACTGGTGCCTTGCCTAAGGTAGTTTTCTAATTATTGTATAAATATCTAAAAAACTATTAATATGGCTGCATTCGTAACAGATCAATTTAGAATATTGAATGCTAGTAATTTTATAGACTCGATATCGAATGATAATAATTCTTACTATGCATTTCTAGGATTACCAAATCCCACAGCAACAGGATTTGGTAGAAACTTGAATTGGAATGAAATTGACGGTACTCCAAGTCCTGTGGATAATTTTCAGTATTCTACACATTATAAGGACACTGCATTATTTGGTAAAAAAATAAATGAATCTAATGCCGTAAGAGTTGTAAGAAAAATTGATTGGGTTCAAAATAATGCTTATGATATGTATAGGCATGATTATAGTGATAGCAATCAAGCACCCGTTTCTAAATCATATCGTCTTTATGACGCAAATTATTATGTAATAACAAGTGCATTTAGAGTTTATATTTGTATAGATAATGGTTCAACCGGATCTATTAGTCCATTAAGGTCTTTAGTAGAACCTACAGAGACGGGAGTTGAACCATTTGCTACTAATGATGGATATAGATGGAAATATTTGTTCACTGTATCTCCTTTAGATATTATAAAGTTTGATTCCACACAATATATTCCACTTCCAAATAATTGGGATACTAATAATGAAACACAAATAATTTATGAAGGTGGCAATTCAGAAACTAACAATAATCAAATTAAAAAAATATATATTGAGAATGGTGGATCTGGATACTCTAATCAACCTTCTGTAAAAATACTTGGTGATGGTAGTG